GAGACTATGTTGATCGTGTCGGCTTGGTTCAGGGCATTGACTGGTCCCAGATTGGTCAGCAGGATACTAAGAATAGCAGCGGCTTGGGCAATGTGCTTGAGTACTGGGTCTTCCGTGGCAGCAAGAGCATTATCATCAAAGACCATGAAGGTCGCACTCGCAACATTGCGGTTCCCCGAAACATTGAACAACAGAGTAGTTATTTCGGCGACATGCACAACCAGTTCAGTTTGATCTGCCCCGTTCACGGTTCCCGTGTGAACCTTGACGGCTACGAGGGAGATAGCAAGTTCCCCGTCAGTATGCCAGTCTATATGTGGGGTGCCAAGTGGATGAACAAGCGATTCGGCAACAAAGTTATTAAGGCTATCAAAGAGGTTGGTAGCGAACTCATCGTAGCGTAAGGAGAAAAGCTATGGAAAAAGAAGTACTTATCGCACGTATCGAAGCCTTTGACATTGTTTGGAAAGAGGCGGAACGGCTGTCCCCAGGTGGCTACGAGCACCTTATGAGCACTGAAGATTTTTGGGACCCCTTCCTTCACAACGAATTTCAAACCCGCCGTGGATGGCATAAGCTTGGGAGCGCATAATGAAAGAGAAATTTGATAAATGGGTCGAGGGTTGGTCAGATGGTACTTTGCTTATCTACTTCACCGCTCTGGCTGTCCTTCAAACTTCGGTAGTCATCTTTGTCTTAGGGTGATGAAATGAAGAAGATTATTCATGTAAATCAGAATGTCATCCGCCGTAACACAAAACAGGGCACTGACGAGCCAGTCTTGACGGTAAAAACATATAAAGAAAACAATTATGCCCACGAGGCTATAATCAAAACAAAAGATGGTGTAGAATTAGGAAGAGTAATCTATAGTCCGCATAAGCCACTAAGTTGTGGAGCAAGAGTCTGGATTGAAACAGACACTGAGACTTCTGACGTAGAGCTTGTTGTGAGAGGGTAGAACTTTATAACTTTAAAGCCTGGAGAAAATAAATGGCTAAATATTTGGTAACTGGTGGTGCTGGATTTATTGGAAGCCACCTCGTTGAACAACTCCTGGAAAACGGACATCAAGTTGTCGTCGTAGATGATGAGTCTGCCGATTGTAATGAAGAGTTTTTCTGGAATGATAGGGCAGAGAATCACAAAGTTGATATTACAGACTATGAATCTCTTGCTCCATTATTTGAAGGGGTGAAGGGTGTGTTCCACTTCGCTGCCGAAGCAAGGATCCAGCCAGCAATCGAGAACCCATCTCGTGCAGCATCTGTCAATGTGCTTGGCACTTGCAATGTTCTTCAGGCAGCAAGAACTCATGGCGTTGAGAGAGTTATTTACTCTGGAACATCTTCAGCATATGGGCTCAAGAACATTCCTCCATTACGAGAGGATATGCCTAATGACTGTCTCAATCCTTATTCTGTGACAAAGGTCGCAGGTGAAGAGCTATGCAAAATGTATACTAGGCTCTTTGGATTGAATACCGTTATCCTTCGCTACTTTAATGTCTATGGAGAACGTCAGCCACTTAAAGGTCAGTACGCTCCAGTAGTTGGGATCTTCCAGCGACAGGTAGCCAACGGGGAAGCTATGACTGTTGTTGGCGACGGTGAGCAGCGTCGTGACTTCACCTATGTGAAGGATGTTGCCAACGCTAACTTTCTTGCTATGACTTCGGAGAACAGCGAGATCTTTGGCGAGACATTCAACGTTGGCACAGGAACAAATATGTCCGTTCTAGAGCTTGCTGAGCTAATCGGCAATGAGGTAGTTCATATTCCCGAACGCCTAGGCGAGGCTCGTGCCACCCTTGCAGACATCGGCAAGATTAGGAGTATGCTCGGCTGGGAACCAACTATCTCTATTCAAGAATGGCTTACAAATTGATCGCTGACAAAATACAAGTTGTGACTCTAACTTGTGACCAGTACCTTGATACAAGAGTCCCAGCAGTTAAAGAAACCTTTGGTCAGAACTTTGATACTATTTTTCTCACTGATACACCAGTCGATGAGGAGATCGTTGGGTATAACACCCCGAAAAACTATGATGGTATTCAGCAGAAATACACTCAGTTTTTCTTAAACCACGACTTCACTAAGTTTGACTACTATTTCTTTGTCGATGATGACACATACATAAATCATAACAATATCAACAACTTGGGACTAGATGAACTCGACCCAGAAGAAAGATTTTGTTTGCTAAGATTGCTGTATCTAGGGGAGACTGGTCTAGATATGCACGGACGCCAAACAGGCTATCCGATGCACAAGATCAAAGGAAAAAATACACAGCTACCCCTTTATCATCCAAGTGGCGGGGCTGGGTTTGTCTTGTCAAGGGCAGCCTGTCTAAGTATCCAAAACTTCTTAAAACAAGTGGATGAAGAGTCTTTGCCTCAAAGCGGACACTCTGATGTTACTGTTGCGTTTTGGATGCGAGAGTGTGATGTTAAGCTTCTCCCAAGTGATAAGCTTTGGTGGAATAATCCAGAAAGTCTCTATCAAGAATATTATTCTGACTTTACGGAAGAACTAGAAAAAAATGCTGTTACATTTCATTACATGACGCCTGAAAGAATGAGGGCAATGTATCAAAGCTGATAGTCTTAGAAAAGGTTATAAAATTGTATGATTACATTATAGTGGGCAGTGGGCTATTTGGCTCAATATGCGCCTACGAACTAGAAAAGCTAAACAACAAAGTTCTCGTCTTGGAGAAGCGTCCCCATGTAGGTGGCAACTGTTACACTAAAAACGTTGAGGGTATCAATGTTCATAAGTACGGACCCCACATCTTTCACACAAACGACAAGAGGATATGGGATTATGTCAGCCAGTTCGTTGAGTTTAATCATTACACAAACAGGACCAAAGTAAATTACCAGGGTCAGATATATTCTTTTCCCATTAATCTGATGACTCTCAGCCAAGTTTGGGGAGTTAAGACTCCTCAAGAGGCACAGCTAAAACTAGAGAAAAACAGAGTCCCCATCAAAAATCCTCAGAACTTGGAGGAGTGGATCCTCTCTCAGGTCGGTGAGGAAATATATGAAATATTTGTCAAAGGATATACCACTAAGCAGTGGGGGCGAGAACCAAAGTACTTGCCTTCATCGATTATTAGGCGACTTCCGATTAGGCTAACTTATAACGATAACTATTTTAACGACAGATATCAGGGAATACCGATCGGCGGCTATACGCAGATCTTTGAAAAGCTTCTAGAGAACGTTGATCTAGAGACGGGCGTCGATTTCTTTGACAATAAAGAATATTTTGAAAGCATCTCTAAAAAGATCATCTTCACGGGAAAGATAGATGAACTTTTTGAATACACTTTTGGCGAGCTTGAATATAGAAGCTTGAAGTTTGAGGAAGAGATCCTAGAGGGGGATTTTCAAGGGAACGCTTTAATAAATTACACTGAACAGAGTGTCCCATTCACTAGAATATGCGAACATAAGCACTTTGAGTTTGGAAATCAGGACAAAACTGTTATTACAAGGGAGTATCCAGACTCATACTCGGCTGGAAAGGTTCCCTACTATCCAGTCGGGGACCAGAAGAACTTAGAGATATATAAAAAATACAAAAACCTGTCCAAAGACTTTAACAACTATATTTTTGGTGGTAGACTAGCGGAGTACAAGTACTATGACATGCACCAAGTCATTGGAAGTGCCCTTAGTAAGCTCAAGAGAGGAATTATAAATGAGTAGTAGAGTTGGAGTCATAGGATGTGGTTTTGCAGAAGATCTAATAAATCTAATCAAAAGGAGAACAAAATGATTAATAATAATGTAGATCACCCCAAACACTATAACGAAGGTGTCGAAGCAATCGATGTGATTGAAAGCTGGGACCTCAACTTCAATGTAGGCAACGTCATTAAGTATATGCTACGTGCCCCACACAAGGGAGAAGAGATTCAGGACCTAGAAAAGGCTAAATGGTATCTCGATCGTCACCTGGAGAATGTTAGGAAGACAAAGTAATGAAGGTAGCAGTTCTAGCAGCCGTCGTTTTGATCGGCGGATTCTTCATGGCTAAGCTAACACTTGAGTTCCTCGACATATTGCTCGAAAAACTCAAGGAAGAAAATAGAGAAGATTAAAATGGAAGATATTAAAAAACTAACTGAACAATGTGTCCTAAACAGTGATAAGATACATGTGATTGCTCAAGAGTTAAAGAGCACCAAACGACAATTAGACAGGCTTGCAATCCTATATGTGATCACAACATTT